CTCAATGAATATGATTGGGTTCAGATTGCTGGAGCTATCAAACATCCTGATAAAGGTAAGGTGTTTGATATGTCTGCAGGTTTAGAAGAATTTGGTATCAAAGATGGTTATCTAAAAGTATATCCAACTGATGGTTACGGTGATGGTCCTTTATTGAGAGAAATAATGGCAATAGAAAAACCAGATGCCATACTCCACTATACAGATCCTAGATTTTGGATTTGGTTATATAAGATGGAAGCTGAGATTCGTAGAGATATTCCAATATTCTACTACAACATTTGGGATGACCTACCCGATCCTATGTATAATGAATTATACTATAGAAGTTCTGATTTACTCATGGCAATATCAAAACAAACCTATGGTATCAATAACAGAATACTACATGATTATGAAGACTGGCAAACAACTTATGTACCTCATGGTATTTCACAACGTAGATTCAAGAAGGTACAAGATACAGAAGTTGATTTAATGAACTTTAATGATAAGTTTGGATTAACTGATAAGAAGTTTAGAGTTTTGTATAGTAACAGAAACATTCGTAGAAAGATGCCTGGTGATGTTGTATTGGCATTTAAGTATTTCGTAGATGCTTTACCAGAAGAAGAAAGAGATGATTGTGTATTAATATTTCATTGTACTCCAAGTGATCCCAATGGAACTGATTTACCACGAGTATGTCGACATCTAATGCCAGATTATAATGTTGCTTTCACCTACACTATAAATAATAACCAACCATTCCATGATAAGATGATGAATCTATTATTCAATTCTGCTGACGTTTATGTAAACATGGCTAGTAACGAAGGGTTTGGATTAGGTAGTGCTGAAGCACTTACAGTTGGTACACCAATCATTGTAAATATGACGGGTGGAATGCAAGACCAATGTGGTTTAAGAGATGATGATGGAAACCTATTGACACCAGATGACTACACTGAATTGGGTAGTAATCACAGAGGTAAGTACAAGACTCATGGGGAGTGGGTAAAACCTGTTTATCCAGCGTCTATATCTTTACAAGGATCACCACCGACTCCATATATTTGGGATGACAGATGTAATCCTGAGGATGTTGCTGTAAGACTCAGAGAGTTTTACGACATGGGTAGAGAGGAGAGAAAACGACTCGGTGCTTTAGGCACTAAGTTCTGTAGAGAAAATCAGATGACAGCAACTGCTATGGGTGAGAACTTCATCAAATCCATGAATGGTGCTTTTGATAATTGGAAACCTAGAATTCGTTACACTATGGAGAAAGTATGAAGAAACAAGTATTGATGTGTGCTCCCTTTAACACTCGTAGTGGATATGGGGATCATGCTCGTTCTATCTTTTATTCAATAATGGATAGAGAGGACTTTGAGATCAAATGTGTTGATGTTCGTTGGGGTGAGACTCCACGAAATCATCTTGATCCTAAGATACCAAAACATAAAAGATTATTAGATACTTTTATAGATGGTAATAGTATAAAACAAAAACCAGATATCTATATCGATATTAGAATACCGAATGAGTTTCAAACTCCAGCAACGTTTAATCTTGGTATAACTGCTGGTGTGGAAACTGATGTGGTTTCACCCGAGTTTATCATGGGATGTAATCAAATGAATCTTACGTTGGCAACATCCAAGTTTACTGCTGCTTCATTTCAGAGATGTGCATACGATCAAACCAAAGAGGTTAATGGAAAACAAGAGGTTGTCGGTCAAGTAAAATTAACTCAACCTATGGCGGTTTTATCTGAGGGTATTGATACTTCTATTTACAGACCTATTAAAGATGCGGGTAAGAGTGATGATCCATTTAAAAAAGAAATATATGATATGATCAATGAATCATTTGTATTTCTACATGTTGGACAATGGGGTAAGGGTGGTTATGGTGAGGATAGAAAGAATATTGCTGTAATGATTAAAACATTTCTTCAATCATTTGCTAATCAACCTAATCCACCAGCGCTTCTTTTGAAAACCAATGGTGCTGACTTTTCACACTTAGATAAAGCTGATATAGTAAAAAAGATAGAAATAGAGAAAGAAAAGTTTAAGTCTGCTGATTCCTTACCTAATATTTATTTACTACATGGTGATTTGACATTAGAACAAATGGCTCTGTTGTATAATCTACCCAAGGTCAAGGCTATGTTGAGTTGTACACATGGTGAGGGTTTTGGAAGACCATTGGCTGAAGCTACATGTTGTGATTTACCAGTTATTGCTACAGGTTGGAGTGGACAGATGGATTTTTTAAATCCAAAACAATCCACTTTGATTGAAGGTACATTAAAACCAGTTCCTAAGAGTTTGATATGGAAACCAATTATTGTAGAACCAAGTAAATGGTTTTGTGCCGATGAGGGTGATATTATAAGAAAACTTAGGTTCTTTAAAAAGAATCATAGGACATTAAAACATCAGGCTAAAATACTTGGACAAGTTAATCGTGGTAAACATTCACTTGATGCTATGAAAAAGGAGTTTAATCAAATTTTAGATAATATTGTCAAACAAATTCCTGAAACACCAAAGCCAGTTTCATTGAAACTACCTAAGTTGAAAAAGAAAACAGAGAGTAAACCATTGACAAAGATTAAACTACCTAAGTTGAAGAAGGTCACATAATGATGCTACAGGTTCAGTGTCCTAATGATGGAGATAAATGTTTAGTTGCTGATTGTGATATTAAGGAACAAATGGTTTTGCTAGGTGATGATCAACAAAACATGCAGTGTACAAACTGTGGTTTTGCTTCTAATAAAAAATATAAAGGTGAGATAGGTGAGATACTAGAAAACTATCCTAAAGACTTTATCAACGTATGCAAAGAAATCAATGGTCGGTGGTGGATACCAGCAATATATCAGACAGAAAAATATATGATAGCACCAAAGGTAGTGGATGATAAACTCACATGGGTTATAAGACCACAACAGATTCTTAATGCTGAGGATGTAGAGATGCCAACATTTTACGATGCATTTGTCGTGATACAATTGATGGAAACAAGAAGTGGCGAAATACAAACACCATAGTAGAATAATAAAATCTGATCACGTAATAAGCACTGCTCAAATTATGGAAGGTATGATCCTAAATTTTGATTACAGTACTCAACGTGCTGGTGCAAAAACAAATGATTACACTCCGATTGTTCTTGTTTTATATGTTGACAGACCTAAAAAAATGATAGAGGGTATAAATTTAAATTACTTGGTTTTATCAAAAGTAAAAAAAATATTTCAATTAACTAAAAGTAGATTACAAACAGAAGTACAGAAAGATGAAAAAGTAATCGGTGTTAGTCAAGATTTTACCAGAGTACCGATATCCGCATTTAGAAAACGAAGTCAGATAACACCTGAGAGATATTATAAACAGGTTGTAAAAGCTGATCCTGACTTTGGAAAGGCATATCGTAGTTATAAATTTGAAAATATCACTGCTGCTGGAGTCGTAGATTTGAAGGAAGATATATTGAAGTGAAAATAAGTTATTCTATATTAGTTCACAATGAAGACAAGACTTTAGAAAAACTCTTAAAGTTTTTGGTTAAGTGGAAACACATGGATGATGAGATTGTTATCCTAGATGATTACTCTGATAATGAAAAGACCAAACAGATATTAGATTTTTATGTATCAACATATGATATAGTATTTGAACAGAGAAATTTATTGGGTGATTTTGCTTCACAAAAAAACTATTTGAAAAACATGGGTAGTGGTGATTATAGTTTCAATCTTGACGCCGATGAAATGATAAGTCGTTGGATGATTAGAAATGTTCATGCTATTATTGATGGTAATGAAGGTATTGATTTGATTTATCTACCAAGGATAAATACAGTTGATGGAATAACAGAAGAACATTGTAGGATGTATGGATACAGATTAGATGAAAATGGATGGGTAAACTTTCCTGATTGGCAAGGTAGGATATTTCGTAACCGACCAAATATAAGATGGGAAAAGAAAGTTCATGAACAGATAACTGGTTACAAAACTTATGCTACTTTACCAACTGATAAACCATTCTGTATCCTACATCCAAAGACAATTGAAAAACAAGTGGAACAGAATAAATTTTATAATGAAGAGATAAGTGGAATAAAAATATGAGGATATTAGTAACAGGAGGTGCTGGTTTTGTTGGTACTAATCTGATAAAACGATTGGTGAGTGAAGGTCACGAAGTTTTGTCAATTGATAACTACTGTACTGGTACAGAAGAAAATCATATTGATGGATGTAAGTATTGGGACTATGATTTATCATCTAACATTTTACCAATTGAAGAGATGTTAGCAACAATGCGGATAGAAAAATTAGATTGTATATATCACTTGGCTGCTTTAGCTAGAATTCAACCATCATTACTTAATCCAAAACAAAGTATAGAAAATAATGTTGTGTCAACAATAAACATATTAGATTATGCTAGAGTTAATGATTCTGTGATTGTTTATGCTGGTTCAAGTTCTGTTCATCATGGTGTATTCGACAGTCCTTACGCCTGGTCTAAATATTGTGGTGAGCAACTAGTAGAGTTGTATAATAAGGTATATGAATTACCTGCTGTGATATGTAGGTTTTACAATGTATACGGACCACACCAAATACTAGGAAGTGATTACTCTGCTGTTATAGGAATTTGGTTAGATCAATATCAAAAGGGTGAACCTTTAACCATTACAGGCACTGGAGAACAACGAAGAGATTTTACTCATGTAGATGATATTGTTGATGGGTTAATTAAATGTGGTGAAAATATTGATAAAGTTAGTGGTGAGACTTTTGAATTAGGTCGTGGAAGAAATTATTCTATGAATGAAATAGTTGATATGTTCAATGGTTATCCAAGAAAATATATTCCACCTAGAAAGGGTGAATATGAAGTTACCTTATGTACTGATAAAAAATTAACTGATATGCTTGGTTGGAAACCAAATAAAAATTTACCAGATTATATAAAAAAAATCTTAGCTTAGATGATAAAAATAAAATTATGTGAACCTCACATTCACAGAAATGAAACCACTTTTAGGCCTTTTATGACTGCCTATAATACTTTTAAAGATGTTGGTATAGAGTTTACCCTATCAGACGATTATGATTACGCCTTTGTTGGTCAAGCTAGTATCATAGATAAGAAGAAACCACTTCAAGAATCCATCGATAAAGGATTAGAGTTTGTATCAAAAATTACAGGTGATTATATTATTGTAGATGGTCAAGATGCTACAACCTTGATTGGGACAATAGATGTTTTCAGAGAATCTAATGCGACTTTGTTTTTAAAAAATAGTTATCTTAAAGATTTTGATTTATACAAACAAAGTTGGGCTAATGGTAGGATGTATTGGGGAGAAGGAGATTATTCAGTACCAGATATTGATGAACTTAAACCTAAGATGAAACTAACTGGTTGTAATTGGTTATCCACAATGACTCCACAATGGTTTGATAGTTTCAGTGAAAAAAAATATGATATATCTTGTATGTTTGGTTATCCAAGTAAACAAAAAGTATATGAGCACAATCTTTGTCAAACAGATTACTATGATTTACACAGAAAAAATTTATTAGAAATAATAAGTAACAGGTATAACTTTATAGGATTGAATAATGGTCAAAAAGTTTCAATGGACGAATACTTTAAGAGAATGTCAGAGTCTAAAATCGTGATGTCACCATTTGGATTTGGTGAAATGAATCCAAGAGATGTACAGTCTGCTATGTTAGGTTCTGTTTTAATTGAACCTGATATGAGTTACATTTTATCAAAACCATTTATATATGAGAATGATGAAACATATGTAGCAGTGAATTATGATTGGTCAGATTTAGAAGAAAAGATAGATTATGTTTTATCCGATTACGAAAATATCAGAGATAGATTAGTTCAAAATTTTAGAAGAAAATTTGTTGAGATATATGACACAAAAAATTTAGTGTTACATTTTTACAATGTGTTAAAAGGATTAGATGATGTCGAATAATATTAAATTTGCTGTAGCATCTGATAATTCTTCTCAACCATCTTACTATTGTGAGGGGGGTAGATATATTAATTACTCGGATGATGAAGACATTACTCACACTGATTTACCTTACACAAGCTTTTGGACTTTTCCTGAATTATTTGATGGTCATTACATTGATTTAAATTCTCCGTGGGGTTTATATCCAAAAGAAGATTTTGACCTAATTTTTGCTGCTATAGAGTGTGATAAAAAACATTTATATAGGTTACGTAAATTATATCCAAATGCCGTTATTATAGGTATGTATAAAGAGTATTGGAATAATAATCCTCGTGTGCGTAATTATATCATAGAAAATACAGATGCGTATACTCATCCTTATTGGAATACACCAGAAGATATATTTAAATCTTTGGGGTGTATTGTACCAAAAAAATATTGTGTTATATCTCAACCAGTAAACCACAAAACGTTACAGAAGAAATACAAACGTGAAAAGAAATCCACTATTTTTGATTACAACAAAAAAATAGATCGAAGAATGGGGCGTAACAATAATTCCGTAATAAAAAAAATATTAGAAAGTGGTGTGAAGTTAAGACCAGTCTATTACGATGGTCCTAGAGGTTTACAAAACTTTATAGATGCTTGGTCAGATTCAAAATACATGTTAAGCACCGATGGTTTTAAAATGGGTGGTGTGCAAAGTGTTCAATGTACTGTTTTAAAAACAATAATGGTTGGTGGTAGTAACGATAGTCACCGTGTGTTATTTCCTGAATTAGTTGGCACTGATGTAAATTTCTTAGTCTCTAAAATAATACAGTTAGAGTCCGATTCAGAGTATAGAAAAAATGTAAGGGATTACTCTTACAAGATGTATAAAAAGTGTTTTTCACATGAGTCTGTTAGAAGTGGTATATTAAAAATATATGGTGAAATTAAAAATGGAAAGTAAAGTCTTAGTTTTAGGAGATGGTTTGTTGGGTAGAGAATTGGTAAAGCAAAACCAATGGGACTATATCAGCAGAAGAAAAAATAAAGTAGATATGTTTTCTCTAATATCACTCATTAAGGAAAATTCTCACGATGTAGTCGTTAATTGTATCGCTAATACCGACACCTATTCAAAAGATAAAAATTCTATGGTGGAAGTTAATTATAAATTTGTTGTAAAATTAGTTGAAGAGATAAATAGATTGGATAAAAAATTAGTACAGATTTCAACTGATTATTTATATACTTATAGTGAGGATGATGTTACAGAGGAAGGTGTACCAGTACATTGTAATACTTGGTATGGTTACACGAAACTATTGGCTGATGGATACATTGAAAGTTTTTCAAAAAATTATCTCATAAGTAGAATGGGACACAAATGTGAACCTTTTCCACACGATGGGGCTTGGATAAATCAAATTGGAAATTTTGACTACGTACAAAAACAGACAAAAAGATTAACCAAACTTATAGATAATGATATTGCTGGTATTGTGAATGTAGGTGGTAAAAAAATATCAATGTATGAATTAGCAAAGCAAACTAAAGAAAATGTTGAAGAGAATCATTGTGAGTTTCCTGTTCCTGGTAATGTCACAATGAATTTAGATAAACTTAATAATATTATGAGGGAAGTAGATGGGTGATAAAGTTATAATATTTGGTCCTTGGGTTGGTGAGTTTAGTTACGAACTAAGTTGGTGGAATCCTGAGTGTAGGAAAATAAGAAACGACAATTATAGTGATTATCACTCTGTTCATTTAGGTTTTGGTGGTAGAGGTGTTGCTTACAAAGATTTTATAGATGAGTATATCCCACATCCCATTGAGTTAGAAAAAACATTAAAATTTCCAGCTACCTATGGAGAACATGTCAATGGTCGTGATATAATCCCATCCTCATTTATGGACTATGTGAATCAAATTTGTTTAGATTTTAAGAGTAAAGGGTATACCGATGTAGTATTACACAAACCAGGTGATGTTCCGATTACCAGAGAAAGGTGCTTAGAAGATTATCCATTTGGAGAATATGTTCATTACGATGTTGATTCTCAGATAGAAGAAGAAGTTAAAAATCAAATTGATTCTTATTTTGACAATGATAATCCCACTATATTTTTAATGGCTAGAACTAGAACTAGAAATGGAAAAGTGTGTTACCTTGATTGGAATCCTGATAATTGGCCTGTGTTTACCAAAAAATTAATTGATGAATTGAATGTCAATATAATTTCCTTATCAATAAAAACACAAGGAAGTAGGGGTGGTTCTGTGGGTTTAGCTAGTCATGAACTATTCAAAGATTTACAAAGTAATATAATGGATTTTGAATTGGAAAAAGATGATTTAGACTCTCTTGAAAGACAACTAGCAATACTAAAAAATACAAAGTGTAGTATTTATGGTGCTAGTGGAGCCGCCGTTGTCCCTTTCTTTGTAAATACACCTAGTTTTACTCAACAAACTGAACAAGAGGGTTTTAGATTAGAATTAGGTTGGGAAAAAGATTTAATGGATTTTAAACATTTTAAAAATTTTGATAAATATAAAAATTATGAATTGTATGATTCACCAGTTCAAGAATTGTTTGATGAATTTTTAGATTTTTACGAGGAGTTATAATGAAGATTAGAGAAAGTATGCTACCTGTTTTAGGACCTAAAGGTGGTAAAGAAGAAATACAGGCATTACAAGAGGTCATTGAAAGTGGTTGGTGGGGTAAAGGACCTAAAGTGGCTGAGTTTGAGGAGAAGTTTGCGGAGATGGTTGGTCACAAATATGCAGTGGCTGTTACAAGTGCTTCTCATGGACAAGACTTAGTTATGAAAGCTATGGGGTTTAAAGGCATTGATGTTATAAATCCTGCTATATCTTTTATAGCAACTGCTATGGTGCCTTTATGGAATGGGTTTACATCTAATATAGTTGATGTACTACCAGATACAATGTGTATAGATCCAAAAGATGTAGAGAAGTATAAGAAACCAAATAGTGAGGTAATGATAGCTGTGAATCAAGCTGGTGTACCTTGTGATTGGGAAGCCTTGAGAAAGGTATTTGGTGGATTTATTCTTGAAGATACTGCTCATAGTTGCTACACACCAGGTGCTGGACATGGTGGTGACTGTGCAGTTTGGTCGTTTCAAGCAGTCAAGACAATGCCTTGTGGTGATGGTGGTATGATTACAAGTAATGATAAGGACTTGATTGAGAAATGTAGAGAGATGACTTGGTTCGGAGTATCCTCGACATGGAGTAGAGCTAGTGGTGCTAGTGGTAAACCAGGTTATGCTTGGGATTATCAAGTAGATTTACTTGGTTACAAATATTATATGATTGATATTATGGCTGCTATCTGTTTAGAGCAGATGAAAAAGTTACCTGCTAATCTAGAATTTCGTAGACATGTGCAAAAAAGATATAATGAGGAATTACATCCAATTATAGAAAGACCATATCATACAGAAACCGTTCAGTATTATTGTGCTAAATTACCACAGAAGATTTGGAATGTGGCTCCCGATGGTAGTGGTCATTCCTCAACAACACGTGATGATTTAATAGACTATCTTGCTAGTAAGAAAATACATACATCAGTGCATTTCAAACCACTGTACGAATATGGTCCCATAAAACAAGATAGACGATATCCTGTCTGTGAACAAGAGTGGGTTAAGTTAATATCTTTACCAGTTCACAATAGAATGGTTGAAGAGGATATTGATTACGTAATCTATTGGGTAAACAAATGGATTGAGGAATACTATTTATAAACATGGAATATATCTTAGAAGTTACTACTAAAATTGGTTGCTCTAATGTTTGTGAGTATTGCCCACAAACAAAACTGATAAGAAACTACACCAACAATCTACACAACGCTGTCATGAAAAAACATTTTGATGACACGAAAGATTTGGATGTTGTTGAAAATCTACTCCTACACAAATATCTTGAAAGGGATAAGAATAGAGATACCATGATGTCGTTGGATACTTTTAAGAAGTGTTTGTCAACAATACCAACTCAAGTAGATGTGCATTTTACTGGCTACACAGAAGCATTTGAAAATCCTCAGTGTATCGATATGATGGAACATGTATTTGAAAAAGGTCATAGAATTTTATGTAACACCACATTGGTAGGATTGACATCTGAAATCATTAAAAGATTAGAAAATATCAGATTTAAGGAATTTAATATTCATCTACCGTCTGCTACTTACTATGAGAACATAGGTAGGACTAGTAAAAAACAAAAAAGTAAAACTGGTAAAGATATAACTGATGAATACTTAGATATCTTAGATCATATGATTAAAGCTAAGATCAATGCTGACCACCCTAAACATTTTCACACCCATTCTGGTGAAGAATTACCCGATCTACATCCCGAAATAAATGATTATGCTGGTGATAGGATAAGAGCAATAGGTTACAAAAACAGAGGTTTAAATTCTAGAGCTGGTAATTTAGGTAAACTTACTGGTGAACTATTATGGGAAAACAATTGGTGTCAAAGAATAATACATAATGTTTTACTTCCAGATGGCACAGTTCAATTGTGTTGTCAAGATTATGGTTTAGAAGAGCCATTAGGAAATTTAAAAATCATGGACTATCCTGATATATTTGAGACAAATAATTTTAAGAATAGAATCATGAAAGGTAAAACTGATATATGTAATAGATGTGATGATGGGGTTGCGGTTTCTAACGATGTCAGACATAAATTAAGAAGTATGCAAAATTTTGAAAGTGAATGGAGAGTGCGATCATAATAAAATATTATGAAAAAAGATGTTAAAGACTTTTTATGTAAGGTGCATTCTGATTTTGAATTTACCAAAAATCAAATACGTTGGAAGCAATCATATGGAGATGTGGTATTTTTTAACAAGTGTGTCAGTAGGTTAAAAAAATTAGGAGTAAAGTTAATATTAGATATAGCCTGTGGTGAAGGACAATTTGTGAAACTATGTAATGAAAATTATAAAATTGAAGCTTATGGTATAGATCCTTTAGGTAATAAAGATTCTAATATTTATCAAGGTACTTTTAATGGTGTTATTAATAATCAAAAACTGCTTGGTCACAAATCGTTTGATTGTATAACTTTACATAATACGTTACATGGTAAAGGTTTTAAAGATGATAAAGTAATGAACTTATTAAACTTTATGATGAAGCATGGTAAGTACATCGTTATTTCTGATCCAATTCAAAATCCTAATGTAACAATTCCAAAAGAGCTTACACAAGTTCATCTTTTTGATAAGTCACATGGTGGTAAAAACGTATTCCCAGGAAAGATTGTTTTTAGTAAAACAGTATCACACAAAATATATAAGGTAGATTAATTATGTATTTAGATTTATATAAAATAAAAAACACCATAAATTTAGATCAACATAATTGTTTTAACAATCCAAATACATTTCCACAATTTCAAGAGGGATTAGAACAATTTAAATTTCACATAAAACAGTTGGTTCATGATTCAGAGAGTGTTACTTTCTATAAATTTGGTGATGGTGACTATAGATTTTTAAATGCTAGTGAAGTGGGAAGTGCTAAACCTGGTAACAGAGCTCTTAGTTTATCTTACGATCAAATTGATTTAAAAGCTCATCGTGATGGTTCTAAAAAATGTGACTTTTATACATGTGAAATATATCCAGAAAATATACAAATGTTTTCCGAAGTAATTGGTAGAGATGTAGACTATCCAGCAGAATATGGTTATGGTCTTGTGGGAAATAGATGGTTTACAAAAACATTTGATGATATTGGATTGATCGGAGCTAAAGAAAAAATGTTATTGGTTGAAGAACTAATGACTCATTCACAGTATCAAGATTATTTAAAACTAAATAAATTTAATGATTACATTTACTTTCCTCAGAAGTTTGCTGCTGATAATTTAAATGATCTAGAAAATGTGATCAGACCTCAGTTAGAAAAATCAACCTCAAAAATATTTTTACTTGGAATTGGTCATGCTAAAAGTGGTATACTTCATAAATTTTCTGAGTGGAAACCTAACTCTGTTTTTTTAGATGTTGGTGCTGGAATAGATATGATCGCCGGCTGTATAAATGTAAAAAGACCTTACGCTGGGGATTGGACAAATTATAGGTTAAGTGGGTATGATTATTCTAATATTGATTATTTAAGATATTTTGGTGAGGGTAAAGAAATTATTTTGTAAATACTTTCGTGGTTTGTATTTGTATATATATATTTATTAGTATACTAATTAGGTTATTACTTTATGAAAAATGTTGTATTTTGGATTGGTGTTAAGAATCAAACATACTCTGAAAAATATGGTGGCTGGGAGTGGATGGACATCAGCCGTAGGACCTGGAAGTATTGGTGTAAGAAACATGATGTAATATTCTTTCCAATGGAAAAACCAATCAATGATGACTTAGTAAACTACAGAATCAATTGGCAAAAATCTATATATTGTTTTGATCTTTTGGATGAGGCTGGTATAGATTATGATCAAATATTTTTAGTCGATGCTAGTTGTATGGCTAAATGGGATATGCCAAATGTATTTGAATTAACAGATCATAAATTCACTGCTTGGAGAGAGACAGATAATTTGAATTGGGTTTACAACAGTGTTAAGGGTTATGAAGATTTTTTTTGTTATGATTTAGATATTCAAAAGTATTTTAGTTCTGGTGTTATAATTTTTAATAAATCACATAAAGATATATTTTTAGAGTTTAAGGATTTATATCTTAATAACACTAAAGAATTCGTAGAGTTACAAGATAAGGTTGTTCGTAAGGGCACAGAGCAAACTCCATTAAATTATTGGGTCCAGAAAAATGGTGTTGAATTGAATTTAGATTTACCTTTTACTTACAAGCTAACTCACATCCACAGAAAAGAAATGTTTGGTTACAATTGGCAACTAGAAGAGGATAAAACACCTTACTTTATAAAGTATGGATATAATTGGGTTTTTAATGGAATACCAAAAAATCAAAGAACAGAGGTAATGAAAAATCTTTGGAATTTAGTAAAACATAATTACGTTGATGAGCCAGATATCAATTTTTTACTTGAAAGTATAAATGAAGATAAAAGTGTAAATCCAACTACCACTTCTGATAAGTTTAAAACAGATGTTTGGAATTTTTTCAAGGACTTTAAAAATCAAATTTGTGTTGAATTTGGTACACACAAGGGACAGACCACAAAGATTTTATCTCATTGTTTCAAAAAAGTTTACACGATTAATTTCAGTGAAGAATCACTCGCCACTGCTAAAATGTTAAATGTCGGTATTGATAATATTGAATACGTGGCATTTGATCTGTATTCTGATAAAATTTTAGATTTTAAAGATGTATCTGTTGTCTTAATAGATGCTGGACATCAGTATGAACAAGTAATGTCTGATATTAAAAGATCTTTAGAACTAGAATGTGATGGTGATTTTTACATAATATTTGATGATTATGGATTGAATGTTCATGAGGATCATGTAAAGAGAGCAGTCGATGAAAACATTGATATTGGATACATTGAGGTGGTCAAGAAAATAGGATGTGAGCCAGGTCATACCTTTGGTGAGAATAGGACATTGAAAGATCATGAAGGTCTGATTTGTAAGGTGGTAAAATGAAAAACGTAGTTTTTATAGTAAATTTACCTGAAACCAAAAAGATTAACAGAAACAAACCTTATCAATTTTCAATAGATAGTTGGAAACGATGGTGTGATAAAAATAACACAGAACTAGTTGTGCTAGAGGAACGTATATACCCTGAGAACGTAATGAATGCTAACTGGCACAAACTATTTGTATTTCAACTTTTAGAGGGAAGTGATATAAGTTACGATCAAATACTAATAGCTGATGCCGATACTATTATTCATCCTCAGTCACCAAGTCCCTTTGATTTAACAGACCACAAGTTTTCAGTTGTACCGAGCTATGGTAGTTTTGATTGGGTGTGTCGAAGTATAGAGAATTACAAAAAACATCTGTTTCCTAATGTTGATGTGCCACTTTGGGAGTATTTCAACTCTGGTGTTATCATCTGTAATAAAAAACACAAGGATTTTTATGATAAAATAATAAAATATTACTTGGAAAACAGAGATAATATTGTTAAATTACAAGAAACGTATGGAGTGGGAACTGATCAACCAGTCTTAAACTTTTTTGTTCAAAGCGAAGATATTGATACAAAGTTTTTACCATATGAGTGGAACATGCAAGATATGAGTAGAACTGAAATATTAAACAATGAATTAACTTTTACAAATATAGGGTGGATATATCATTTCAATGGTATACCAAATAATGAAGACAACAATGCTTGTTATCAGTGGATGAAAAAAACTAATGGAGTATTGAGTGAAATTTAAAGAAAGTCTTAAATTCATAGAGATTGAAATATTTTCTTATTGTAATAGAAAATGCTGGTTCTGTCCTAATTCTTTTGTTGACAGAATATCCCATAATCACTTGATGCCTGAAGAAAAATATTTAGAAATTTTACAACAACTAAAGGATATTAATTACAGTGGCGAGGTGGCTTACAGTAGGTATAACGAACCAACAGCATTTCGTGATTTGTTTATAGAAAGGATAAAACAGGCAAGAGAATACTTACCTAACGCTAAACTAAGAACAAATACTAATGGTGACTACATGACCAAAGATTACATTCAAGAGCTAGAGAGTGTGGGTTTTAATGAATTATTCATTCAACAGTATCTTGGTAATAATGAAAGATACAAACATGATAAAGCCAGAAAGAGGATGTTAAGAAAAATAAAGAAATTAGACATACCATCAGAGTTGATTGTTGATATAGATGATCATAAGATAGAATATGATTTAAGTTATAAAGACATGACAGTTCATATCAGAGCTCGTAACTTTGAACATGATGGTTCAAGTAGAGGAGATTCGGTTGATTTAGCTGGTGATTACACCAGAACTAAAAGATGTATGAAACCTTTTGATAGTATGTATCTAGATTACAACGGCAGTGTTATGATTTGTTGTAATCTTAGATCGGATGTCAAGGGACATGAAATTGGACTAATGGGTAATGCTTTTGATGATAAACTAGATGACATATTTTTAGGCGATAAATATAAGCCTTGGAGAGATCATCATCTTGAAGACGGACCTAAAGAGGGTGTGTGTAAATCATGTAAAATAGGTGTGGGTGAAACAATAGAAGAATATAAAGAGGTATACGCATGAGACCAATATTCGGTGTTTTAAATCATTATAGACCAAAAGTCGATAATGAAAAAGAAATCGACATTGGTCATGGTAGGGGAATGGCAAAAGGAAGGGCTGATGGTAGACTAATGTTAAAAAACTTTCTAGATTCATTAGAAGAATCAATGGAGATTGATTATGACGTTGTAATTGTTGATAACGCTTCATCCAACTTAGTTAACAATGTAGACATACCACTGAAATACAACTACATTTACAATGATGATGATACATTTGGTGTTACGAGGGGATGGAATTTATGTGCTAATTTTGGTTACATGAATGGTAATGATTTTATATTTGTTTGTAATGATGATTTAACTTTTAATAAAACCATAAATGATTTTTTTGTGGATGTGTCGAGTGGTTTTGATTTAAAAAATACATTGTTTGGTGTTACCTCACCAGGTGCTCCTGGACAACACAATCAATCATTTCACAAAAAAGGAGCTTCATATGATATTACAAATCAAAATCATCCTGTTGGTGGTGGTTTACATGGTTGGTTTTATGGATTCAGTAGAGATTACTACAAAGAATATCAGAATGATGGGAAGTTGTTTGATGTAGAGGAAACCACACCGTGGCAAGGAAATGAAAGGTTTCAAGAAAAACATCGAGCCATGGGTAGCAGACAAGTTATCATTGGTTCTGTATTAGTTGAACATGGTTTCAGTGGTGGTTGGAGACATAGGAGAGAAGTCTGTGAAGTTAAATAAAAAATATGTAATTGGAACTCACGTGATGTGGTTTGAAATAGAGATGTATGCTGATTTCATTGATGGTATGGTGAATCTATTAGAAACCGTAGAGAACAAAGAAAATGTAACGATTGATTTGTGTTTTAACATGTTACAACATTTTGAAAAGGTGGATACAGATAAGATTAAGAAACATGAGTTGGTAATTAAGTTCAAAAAAGGTGTGTCAACATTAGAGTCAATGGGATTTATTGTCAATCATGAAATCAAAGATGGTAATGAGTTTTATTTCCATGCTGATTATAGAAGAGATTTAAATTACAACTATTGTAAGAAAGTTGATTATGTAATGTGGGGTGAGACCGATAGTTTTTTTCCACGAGAGGCATTTCAAGTCATAGAGACATTATCTAAATACACCGATGAACAAAATATACATAAGTATCTTTTAAGTTTTGCTGATAGAAAGATGTGGGATAGTAGTTGGGATGCCTTAGTTCATGTTGATTACAGAGATCATGTTTTTGTAGATGATGATAAGGGACACTTAAATCCTAATCAAGCTAAATCACCTATGTCAGTTGGAAAGATGAATGAGATAAATGCTAGAGCCGAGGAATTTGATTTTGCCTACATACCATATCCAAAAATAAGTGGTGCTTGTTTAGTTTTGTCAAGTGATTTGATAAAGTTTGGTGTAAACATTCCATCTTGTCTATTGTATAATGATGATGAAGGTTTATCAATAATGTGTCAGAAACTATTAGGTGAGAACTTTATGCAGGTTGTGTGTCAAAACATATTACACGTACATGCTAGAAGACATCCTCAGAAAAGAATGTATGTGAAAGACGAAAATAATCCACATTCTTTTATTGGAGATAAAAATGATAACTTTCAACAGTTTTTAAAATTATCAAAAGAGAACATACAGAAGTTAGTGAGAGGTCATGGTAAATTTAAAGAGTACAACGATTTAAAACAGATATTGGAGTCGAAATGAATAAGAGAGCATTAATTACAGGTATAAATGGAATGGATGGTAGTCACCTTGCCGACTTTCTATTGTTACAAGGTTATGAAGTATTTGGTATGGAGAGAAGAACATCAACTCCTAATAGAACGAATACATTACATTTAGAGGGTAAGATAACATTTTTAAGTGGTGATCTTACTGATCAAAATTCATTGTATAGATGTTTGGTTAAATCAAATCCACATGAGGTTTACAATCTTGCTGCTATGTCATTCGTGGGTGAGAGTTGGAACACACCCGAACAAACAGGTGATGTCACAGGTCTTGGTGCTTTGAGAATGCTCGAGGCTATAAGGGAGTATGATACGGTTAAACGTATTAAATTTTATCAAGCATCAACTTCTGAACTCTATGGTAGGATGGTAGAGAATCCAGCAAATGAAAATACACCATTTTATCCAAGAAGTCCGTATGGTGTTGCTAAGCTGTATGGTCATTGGATTACAAAGAATTACAGAGAGTCTTACGATATGTTTAACGTTAGTGGTATTCTGTTCAACCATGAATCAGAGCGCCGAGGTGTTGAATTCGTAACTCGTAAGATTACAGATGGTGTAGCTAAAATTCATTTAGGAATAGAAGATTATATAAAGTTAGGTAATCTTGATGCTAAAAGGGATTGGGGATATTCACCTGATTACGTTAAATCCATGTGGTTAATGTTACAACAAGATGAGCCAGATGATTACGTTATTGCTACTGGTGTAGAACACTCCATAAGAGATTTTCTTGATGCCGCCTTTGACGCTGTTGACATTACTGATTGGGAAAAGTATGTCCTACAAGATGAAAGATTTATGAGACCAGCAGAAGTCGCTGTTCTATGTGGTGACTCTACAAAAGCACGTGAGAAATTAGGATGGAAACCAGAAACTTCATTTGAACAGATGGTTTCTAATATGGTTGGTAACGACATAGATCTACTTTCATGATAAAAATTAGATTAACTGATCCATCCAACGTAAAGTGTTTCAGTGGATTGATACACACTAGAGATTTACTCAGAGAATACAGTATTGATATTACTGATTCAGGTGACTATGATTACGAGTTTGTTCATGCGGACGAATTTATGAATCTATCTTTATCATTAGAAAAAAGTATCGATCAAGGTAGAGAGAACATGGCTAAGAAATCGGGTGATTATTTTATGTTTCATGGCGGTGATTCAACTTCTATTATGGGTGCTTACGAAGTATTCGTAGAATCAGATGCTAAGTATTTGTTTAAGAAACAATTACTATCTCAAGAGGATTATAAGGAAGAAACTATTATTAATAAGTGGTTTTTTGGTAGTGGTTCTATTTTGGACAAGGGATATGATATACCAAACGATGTTTACAATAGGATGAAACTTACAGGTTACAATGTCGCTCACAACTGGCCACATTTACAACACATGCAAGAGGGTAATTCTAATAGAGATATAGATGTGTGTGCCATCTTTCAAGGTATATTGGACAATGGTAATATGGATCACGAGGTGAGAACTGATGTACTTTATACTGAACATAGGAGAGGCGCTTGGGATGAGCTAGAGAAGATTGAGAATAGATATAAAATAACAAAAGGTAGTAGTAGTTTTCAATCGTTTGTAAACGTGATGAAGAGGTCAAAAATAGGGTTGTCGCCATTTGGTATGGGTGAGCTATGTTACAGAGATTTAGAAATAATTCAACATGGTTGTCTGTTGATAAAACCAGATATGGGTAAGGTGATAACTGAGCCAGATTTTTTTAAACCAATGGAGACTTATGTACCAGTGAAACCTGACTGGTCAGATTTAAACGAAACTATCGAAAAAATACTTGACAATTTCAAAGATTATCAGTATATTATAGATAATGCCAGAGAGAAAGTTGTAGAGATGTATACGTATCAAAATGTTTGTATGTATTGGTATAACTTTTTTGCTAATCTAAATGGAGTGGAAAGTGAGTAAAATAACATCAGTAATACCAACATATAATAACCTACCATTTTTAAAATTAACTGTTACATCAATCAGACAAAATTGTTATTATAATGATATGCCAATCATTATCTTTGCTGAAAACTGTACAGATGGTACTGTTAATTGGTTGGATTCTAATTACAAAAAATTAGGTATTGAATATTATATAGAAAATGGTACAGATAGAGAGGAGCAACGAGGTATCGGTGGTGGAATAGATTATTGTGTGAGTAAGGTAAAGACAGAGTTTGTCAATATATTACATTCAGACTTTTGGTTAGGACCTAATCAAGACATTGAGTTACTAAAATTATATGATGACATAGAACCAGGTGAAAGATTGATTGCTTCATCATTCAGAGTTCAACCAAATATATTTCCAAATGATCCACCCTACAGACCAGGCACAGTGTTTGTTCCATTTGATGAATTCGGTGCTTACGATGATGATTTCAACTCCGATCATTTTGATAATTGGTCTAACGAATTTACAAAGGATAATGACATTCAGATTAGAAAGGGTGGTGGTGCTGGTTACTTCTGTAGGGTAGAAGATCACATTAATATTGGTGGTAATGATCCTATATTCCAACCAATGTATTGGGAAGATAAAGACCTTTTCATGAGAATGCAGATGGAAGGTTATAAATTTATAATGACAAGTAAGTCTTTGATCTGGCATTTCACATCAAGAACATCAAGATTTCCTAATGGTGAAAAGGAGCTAGACAATAACAAAAGACCAGCACATATAGTTCGTTGGGAACAAAGAGCTATGCAAAGATTTGTAGAGAAATGGGGACGACTACCAGGTGAGGATGAAGACAGTTTTGTCGTACCCATTGAAGGAACTAGTAACCCAAATAAAATAGAGTGGCCGTTTAAATGAAAATAGAACAAAAAATAGGTGTGGTTGGTAATGGATTTGTAGGTGGAGCAGTTAAGTTTGGTTTTTCACCATCAGTTGGATGTGATGCAGAGGTTAGAGTATACGATAAGAATCCAAACAAATCAACACATACATTAGAAGAAACTGTTAACGAATCTGATTTTATATTTCTATCAGTGCCAACACCAGCTAATGAAGATGGATCAATTAATATCAGTGTATTAGAAGAAGCTTTACATGATATAAATAAAGTTCATGAGGGAAAGGACAATGCTATACTAATTAGGTCTACTGTGATACCTGGTACGACTTGGGCATTACAAACTAAGTACCCACATTTAAATATATTGTTTAATCCTGAGTTCCTAACCGAAAGGTCTGCTAATTTTGACTTTATAAATCAAAGTCGGTTTATAATTGGAAACAATGGAAAGCAATTAAGTTATATGAAATCAGAGGAGTTTGTCGAGTTAATTAAGTATAGATTTGGTGATTGTGTTGCTGTAATGGAAACAAGTTATGAAACTGCTGAGTTGATTAAGTACATGAGTAATTGTTTCTTTGCGACTAAAGTTTCTTTCATGAATGAAATGTATCAGATAGCAGAAAAAATAGATGCTAATTGGGATGAAGCTGTCAGTGGATTCGTATCAGATGGTAGGATTGGACACTCACATTTAGGTGTACCAGGTCACGATGGTAAGTTTGGTTTCGGTGGTAGTTGTTTTCCTAAAGATATTCAGGCTATGATCAATTTTGCTGAGATGTTTGGTTTGAATCCAAGTGTGTTAAAAGGTGCTTGGGAAAAAAATCTAGAAGTTAGATCAGAAGAAGATTGGAAAGAATTAAAAGGTAGAGCTGTTATCAATGAGTAGAACATTATTAGTAATAACAACTTATAATCAATCAAAATATACTAGGGCTTGTTTTGAGACTTTGAAGGGTATTGAAGATGATGTTGATGTGTTGGTTATCGATGATTGTAGCACAGATAATACAATTGAATTGTGTAAAGAATATAATCATGAGATAATTGTAAAAGAAACCGGTTTAGGTTTGACAGACTCTTGGAACAGAGGTTACTATGAATTTAAACAAAGATGGTTTGCCAATGAAAGTGGTCAAGATGATAATTATGATTATTTGATACTCGCTAATAATGATATTCTGATTCCACGAGGTGCGATAACAGAGTTAAAGAATACATTTCAGAAATGGCCATTTAGCATGGTTGTTCCATTGTCAACTAAGTATGGGGTTGGTCATAATCTACAGCAATCAGTAACAAATTTTTATGATGGAGTGAATTTTGATGAACCTAAAAATTATCAGAATGTTCAAGATACAATGATTGATTTTCGTGATAATTTAAAAAAACAAAATGACTTATATAAACTTGATCCGATGCGAATGAAAATGTTCAATGGATTTTTCTTTATGATGAATCGAAACATAATAAATTATCAACATTCAGATAGAGAGTTATTTGAACCAAAGTATATTATGACTAAAAATGAAGACGAATTTAATTGGAAAAAACTAATACCAAATAATGATTTTGCTGCTCTATGTAAAACATCATTTGTTTTTCATTATAAGGGTGTATCTACATTTGAAGTTTTTGATAACTATGGTGTGATATCTAATGATGTAGATAAATGGAGACAAGAGAGGAAGCGAGTTGGATAGAATAACTTACGATAATTTTTTATTTGATTTTAGGTCAATAGTCGTAGATTGGTTTGAAGTAGAAGGTATGCTTCCACCTGGTGGACTAGAACGTCTACACTTTCATAAGTCTTATGATTTGTTTGAAAGAGAGAATGATCAATCAACTATCTGGCACAAATGTTTTTATGATAGGATAAGAATAGATAATAGATTTGACCATGAATACATGTCATTTTTATCTCAATATATTAAACCAAGATTTAATGAAGAAATAGTATATCAAAAAATACCAACGCTTAGAATTCACCTACCAGGTAATGTTTCAGTTGGTGAGTTTCATAAAGATAAACACTATAGAAATAAAAAGTGGGCTAATCAAGTACGAGAGTTAAACTATTTTGTACCATTGACAAAAGCTTATGGAACGAATACAATATGGGCAGAGACACAAGAAGACTTAGGTGATTTCCAAGAGATAAGAGCAAACTATGGTGAGTGTGTGGAGTGGAGTGCTACAAAATTAACACATGGAAACAAACAAAACATAACAAGAAATACGAGAGTAAGTTTTGATTTCAGAGTGATACCAAAATCAAGATATGTGGAGAGCAATTATTTAACAATCAACACCAAGATACCATTTGGTATCGGTGGATATTATGAGGTTTTATGATAAATAAAAAATTAGAATACAATACAGAATTGATGGTAATCACTATGGAAGAGTGTGGAGAGTTAATTGAAGCATGTAGTAAAGCCATTCGTTGTGAAAATTACAAAGATGATAGATTAACAGAGGAAGTTGGTGATGTATTATTTATGATAAATTTAATAATGGATCGTGGTTTAGTTACATCTGAGGGTATATCTGAACGTATGGAAATAAAAAACAAAAAGTTAAAAAAATGGAGCAACTTGATAAATGAGTGAAAGAGTAATAAGTTTTATACAACCAAGTAGAAACAACCTAAAATATTTAAAGTGGAGTTATAACTCCATTAGAAAGAATCTTGGATACCGACATGAGATATGTTGGGCTGATGATTTTTCAAACGATGGGACTTGGGAGTGGATGAATGAAATCATCAAGAAAGACCCGAATGTAAAGATACATAGGAATGAAGGACCTACACGGTTAGGACACACCATATTATATGATACGCTGGTAGATATGGCAACAAGTGATATCGTTATGATTTATCACGCTGATATGTATGCTTGTCCTGGTATGGATGTGGAAGTTCTAAAACATTTAGAACGAGGTAAGGTAGTAAGTGCAACTCGTATAGAACCACCACTACATCCAGATGGACCTGAAAAGGTACTGATGGATTATGGTATAGAACCTGAAGAGTTTAAAGAACAAGAGTTATTAACTTGGTTAAGTTCATCACCAGAACTAACACATTCTAAAATGACACAAGAAACAACAGAGGGTATCTTCGCACCTTGGGCTATTTACAAAGATGACTTCTTAGCAATAGGTGGACACGATCCACTATATGCTCCACAATCAAAAGAGGACTCTGATATATTCAATAGATTTGTATTAGCTGGTTATGAATTAATACAGACCTGGAAAGGTTTGGTTTATCACATGACCTGTCGTGGTAGTAGATTTGCTGATGGCGCTCAACGAAATCCTGATGGTCAAGTCTTCATGAAGAACAGAGAAACAGACGAGTGGTTGAAACAAAATCAAAGGTCAACTCGTAACTTCATTCGTAAGTGGGGACATTTTGTGAAACATGACTCAATGATGATGCCAATAATACCACCAAAATATGATATTGGATTTGTGGTAGAGGATTGTGGTCTTGAACATTTATCAGCATTAGAACCTTGGTGTTCAGATATCTATGGTGATTGGGTTGGACACAAAGGATTTCATGTAAACAAATATATTGGAGAGGAACAACCTAATACTGATTTTAGTTTAAGTAAAAAGATACACACACAGCACTCAGAACCTAAAAATGATGTAGTGGTTTATATTGATTGTTCTAAATTAAGTAATGATAATTTTCAAATGCTAACTCAACTACCTGAGATATTGGAAGAACAAGGTGAGATAGGTGAGTTTGAATTGGATGAATTTACTGTTAATGTTAAGGCTTTACATACATACGAAAAAGAATTAATCGTTTGTAAGACTAAGTAATACTTATAAGTGTAACAGGAGTTATATAATGAATAAACTAGGTTTACATATCACAAATTTAATGTTGACTATTCAAGACACGGAGGAAAAACCTTTTGTCAGAGAGTTAGCATTAGAGGAGTTAAAAAAACTTTCATCGGATATAAGTAGAGTTATCTTTGATCACATTGATGAGATAGAGGAACTCAATCAAAATTTCCCAACGGGATATGATGAAGATGAGGCAAATAAAAGAATGGATATCATAGGTCAGAATGGACCTAGTGGTGAACATTATAACAAAAACCAAACAGAACTGGAGTTGTAAATGAATGAAAAACAATTAGAAACAATAGAGCACATTAGAAGTGCTATCAATGATCTGTACAAGATATTGAATGTTGATTTGTATGAAAAACAACGTGGTGCAAAGGTAAAATACAATAAAGTAAACCCAACGAAACTAGTTGAGCATCATTTAGAATATGTTGTCAACCATCTAAATCAATTAAGAGATGGAGAAATATAATGGCAAACGATCATGCTCAAGACCGATATGATCCACCTGGTGTGGGTAGTGACTTTGAACAACAAGTATATGGTGATGTTGTAAAGGGTGAGATATTTAGAATAGCACCTAATAATACTGCTAAGAAGTATCGTAAGATAGATGAAACTATTTGTCACGATATAGAAGAGGGTTTGACAACTAGATTTAACTTGGACTTAAAGGTATATGTCAAGTCGTAGTTTTGAAAAACCAATAAGGATTCCTGGCAAACAGATTGCTGTGACTAAAAAAATGATTGAGGACTCACAGGCAGTTACTAAATCTAATAGTGCAGCTGCTCGTTGGTTAGGAATCCACTATCTAACCTATCGTAAGTATGCTAAAATATATGGACTATGGGAAAGACATTTAAATCCTGAAGGTGTTGGTATCAAGAAAGGTTATGGTAAGTATAGAAAACCACTTGATGAATTACTCAGTAAAGAGCATAGAAAGGTTAGATTAGGTTTAACGTATCTGAAAAACAGATTGATTGATGAGGGCTGGGTACAAGAAGAGTGTAGCTCATGTGGTTATAATGAAGTTGTACTTGGAAAGGATAGGGTTCTATTGAGAATTGACTTTATAGATGGAAATAGAGACAATCATAGAATAGATAACCTTAGACTACTCTGCCCTAATTGTTATTTGTCACACAATGGTCATTTTCCATCATCGGGTAATTTCTAATGAAAGGTATAGTAAAAGAAAACTACTTTACTGCTGATGGCGCCTTGTATGAGGGTGATAAGGTGACGATACATACGATAGATCAGATAGGAAATTTCTATCGTGTAGAGACACCAGATGGTAAATTATATTCAGTTCCACAAGACAAAATAATGCTTGACAAAAAGTAATTTTCTTCGTAAATTAGGTTTATGAATAAGGTAATAAATTGTTTAGTAAATCACAACGAATATATTAACTCAAAACTAAGAGAGGTGTCAGTTGAAGAAGGACTGGTTATTGCAGAAGAATTATTTCAGATACTTGACCAAAGAGGGGACGGGATTGGGTTGGCGGCTAATCAAGTGGGAATTGATGCACAAGTGGCCGTTGTCAATGTTCGTGAACCTTTGGTACTCATCAACCCTAAGTACATTAAGAAAGAAAATGAAATAATCTATGGTGAGGGTTGTTTATCCTTTCCAAATCGTGCTATACGAACTAAACGATATCGAGACATAGTTATATCTACAGAACAATCAGAAAGTAATTGGTATTTCAGTGGTGCCGAGGAAAACTCAGATGGCAAAAGTGTTTGGGATAAAGGTAATATGAATCAAGATCGAGAGAACAGAGTATTAGAATCGGTCTGTGTGCAACATGAGATTGACCATTTGAATGGTATTACGATTCATGATAGAGAGGTTAAGTTAGAACCGACTAAAGTTGAAAAGAAGATAGGTCGTAATCAGTTAGTGACAATTAAAAAGGGTGATGCAGTCAAAGTGTTGAAATACAAGAAAGCACAACCTTTACTAAATCAAGGATGGATAATTAAAGTATGAAAAAAGTATATGTAGATACCAGCGATACCGCTGAAGCAAAACGAGAAAAACTTGACGATAACGTCACAATTGCTTATGACTTACATGGTGACATTGTAGGTGTGGAAATAACAAATCCAACTGGTATTGATATCGATGATAAAACAATGGTTGATTATGTTACAGTAGAGGATGAGTTTAATCCAAATGAACGATGGGCTTTTGCGTGAAAATCAGAGATATAGTCAGACCATTGTTACAAGAGATATATCAACCCGATGGTTGGAAGATGTTAACATGCTGTATGTTATTGAATCTAACGAACAGAAAACAGGTTGATGGAATCAGAGATGAATTATTCAAACGATATCCCACACCAAAGAAAATGATGAAGGCTAATCAATCAGAACTAGCAGAGTTGCTGAAACCGTTGGGATTGTATAACAGAAGAGCTAAGTCATTGAAGAAGATGAGTGAGGGTTATGTCAAAGGATTCAAGTCAGTAGATGAACTCTATGGTATAGGTCAGTATGCTAAGGATTCGTGGGAGATATTTCAGAACAATAACAGAAGAATTAATCCAAGTGATAAAGTTTTACAAGAATATTTGAGGGTAACATGAAAACATCAATAAGTGTAATAAAAGATTTGGTTGAAAAATATCCAAACGACCAGCAGTTGGGTAGAGCTGTAAGAGATTTTATCTTAGAACTACAATCACACAGGAGGAAACGTGAAGAGAATAGCGATTAGTATAATTCATATTGTATTAGTTGGATTAACATTTGTATCAGTGCTCAGAGGTGGATTTCCAAGAGTCTATGATAGACCAGAAATAATACCTTATAAACTAGTCCCTAGTGTTGCTGAAATCGATGTATTAACCATAGAGATAATAGAACCAAACTGTATAGTAGATATTCCTGAAATACAAAGAGAGCAAACTATTGAAATTATTTACGAAAGAATTAAATTACAAGAAACTGGTTATTGGATTCTTAATGATGTATTTTGGATAGATGATAAACCTTATATTCTGATTAAAATCAAGGAGAGTTTTTAATGAATGATTGGGATAAAGTAGAGAAGAGAAGAAGACAGGCAACTGAACAAGATATTTTCTTTGAATATGTAAAAATTGCTTGTTTTTCAGTGATAGGTTTCGTATATTTGTACTTTCTATTTATACATAAGGGATAAGATATGAATTTAGGATATGCTTGTATTAATATGCAGTTGAGCTACCCACAGAAATATGGTGGTAAGGAGAAAGGAGTTCTACCTATCACTACTGGTAGATCAATGATCAAACGCACTTTTGAGTCTAAGGGTTTGGATTACGCTAGTGAATTGACATTGGCTAATGCTATGGATTTAGATAAGATCATTGATTGGAACATACTCAATGGTTTCAATTTCTTTCGTATCACATCAGGTTTGGCACCGTGGAAGTCTGAGTATAAGTGGACAGATTTAAAAGACTTAGATGAGATTAAGATATATCTACATTCTGCTGGTGTGAAAGCTAAGACTCACAATCTAAGGATTACATCTCATCCAGGACCTTTCAATGTGTTAACCTCACCACATCAACATGTCGTTGATAATTGTGTCAATGATTTGTCTATGCACGGTGATGTATTTGATATGATGGGTTTGAGTCGCACACCATATAACAAAATCAATATACATATCGGTGGTGCTTATGGAGACAAACCAGCAGCTATGAAAAGGTTTTGTAAGAATTTTGAACTATTACCTGAGTCAGTGAAGTCTCGACTTACTGTTGAGAATGATGACAAGGCTAGTATGTATTCAGTTAAGGAGTTATATCATGGAGTATACAGTAGAATTGGCTTGCCCATCGTGTTTGACTACCACCACCATAGGTTTTGTGATGGTGGGCTTAGTGAGCAAGAGGCTTTGGAGTTGGCTATCTCAACATGGCCATCAGATATTACACCAGCTACACACTATAGTGAGTCTCGTAGTAAGGAGCAACTTGATGAATCTATAAGACCACAGGCTCATTCAGATTATGTTTATCAGAAGATCAATACTTATGGTAACGAGATAGACATCATGGTTGAGGCTAAACGTAAGGAGTTGGCTGTTGCTAAGTATCTTGAACTACATGGTTAGTATGATAAAAAATGTAATAATGCTTTGGATGTATAAGAGACA